CTGGCCGTGCCCGGTACAGCGGGTGCTGGACTTGTTAGTGCACCAGATCGTCGGTGACGACGGTCATGTGCGGGACATGCTCCTGCGCGCGGATGTCCTGCGCGCCCTGGACGGTGACGCATGACCATGACGTCCACCAACCCCTACGCCGACGCCTACGACGCGTACTGGGCCGCAGGCTGGCGCGGCGTGCTGCGTTCGCGTTTGCAGTTGTCGTCGCCGCAGGTGGTGGCGTTGTGGCTGGCGGTGTCGGGGATGGGTGCGTTGCAGATGGTGCAGGTGCGGGCCTTCGGCGCCATGTCACGGCCATTCCTTGTCTCCTCTCGTCGGGTGGTTGTCGGTGCTAAACTTCTGTCACACCGCCCGGTCCCTCTGGGGCCGGGTTTACCTTTGCCGTCAGAACGGCGGGAATGGAGCCAATGGCCGAGTGATCATCAAATACCCAATTTTTGACTGACATCACTCGATATTCTTGAGTAGTGGAGTATTCAGCATTTGGAGTCATTCATAAGACGCAGTTGCCTGACGGATCATATGCGCCTGCTCACAGACTTAATCAGAAACAACGTTCTGATGTCGTAAATGATCTTAAGCAGACGCGCACATTACGTACGAAATACGGTCTTAGGGGAAAGCCGAACAATGATTTGGCCGGGCAAGTTCTGAGATTCCATTCTGGACCTAAAGTGCCAGAAAGCGAAATACCTAAGTTGCCCCTGGGCGATAAGCGCTCTTCGGCTTTTAAAGAAGGAGTAAAGCGTAGGTTGGGATATGTACCCAAGATCGACGCGCGTCCTCATGGCACTCCCGGTGTTTTAGCGTCTGTCACGCCTACTCCTAAAGGCGTTCGCATGAATTACAACCCGCGCGGCCCTGTACAGAACGACTATGACGCGAAGAGCACTGGTGTGCATGAGTCAGCGCACTATGCGACTGACAGTCAATTACGACGTGGGAAGAAACGCTCACCATATCGCCTGACGCAGATTTCTTTAGACCCAATGAAGTTGGCGCGCGAAGAGGGCAGAGCAGATGGCACTGCCGCCAGATACTTCCCGAACGCCTCTCCTAATGGATATGCCAGGGGAGAGATTTTTGAGCCAGATGAGCAAAAGCAATACGAGAAGATCAAGACGGCAATGAAGTCTAAGAAGGTCAAAGTGCTGAAGCCGATAGCCAGAGCATTGGCGAGTTGACATGGAGCGCTCCGCGTTTGGAGTAATTCATAAGGCGTTGCCTAAGGGATTGCTGTTCCACGGCACACACAACGCTGGTGCCTCAAAGATCATGCGCCAGGGATGGAAGCCCAGCGGATTCAATGATGGTGCTGGGATGGGTGTTGGGTCATATCAGACACCCACCTACAATTCAGCGCTGTCATATGGCACATCAAAAGGACATGGCTGGCAGGTAGGCGCAGAGACATCAACCACTGGTAGCGCTCACATGTCACAGACGGGGAAATCCTCCCGTAGAGGCAAAGTCATCGGACAGATCGTGATGAGTAAGCCTCGTCCTGGTGCCAAGCCCATCACCAGCCGTGGGAAGGGCATGGCATCTGAGTCCCTGTGGAAGCCAGAAGACATCAAGCCCATCGGTACTCAGAACATCAACAGGACATCAGCACAGCGTGCATCGCGGGGGAATCCTGAATACAAACAACTCGTACAGCAACGTAAAGCAGCAGCCACCCCTCCCAAGACGCTGGGAGAACTCAAAACACGACTCAAAGCACGCAAGGCAGAAAGAGATCATGCAAGACTCCTAAATGACATCGATCTTTAGGATGTGCACATGGCGCGAATTGTCTTAGAGCGTGAACCGCAAACAGACGATGAGTTGTACCACTTGGTACAGGCATTGTGGGGAGTAACCATCCCGAGACACACAGTATGCCCAGACCATGTATCTCCCTTCGAAGCATTCGCCAACGCCTATTTTGAGAAGGATGGCTCTATCGCCCTATGGCATGGAAGCCGTGGTCTGAGTGGTAAGTCCTTCATGTTGAGCATTCTTGGGATTACTAAAGCCTTCATAAAGGGTGCTGATGTTAACTTGCTGGGTGGATCACTGGCTCAGTCGGTGAATATCCATGAGCACATGCGTAATGCGATGAACTACAAGAACGCTCCGACGTACATGATCGAGACTGAGGCAAACACTCAGATCAAACTCAATAACAACGCGCGGATCAGACCCCTTACGGCATCCCAGAAGACAGTGCGTGGCCCTCACCCTCCCTTCCTGATCTTGGATGAGATCGATGAGATGGACATCGACATCCTCGATGCGGCACTAGGTCAACCCATGCCCCAGAGGAACTACAAGGGAGAGATACTTCAGCCCTACACCGTGATGTGCAGTACGTGGCAGAACGCTGATGGCACATTCACTGAGGTGAGAAGGCGATTTGAGGAGCGGGGACTACCCATCCTCACGTGGTGCTACAGGGAGAGTGCCAACCCAGTGGACGGGTGGTTGACCCAAGAGACCATCAATGCCAAGAAGTTGGAAATCCCCGCAGAGATGTGGCGGGTGGAGTATGAACTGGGTGAGCCTTCCATTGGTAACCGTGCCTTCGACACAGACGCGGTGGAGAAGACCTTCTCACTGCCCGTAGAGGCTATTACCGAAGAGCACAAGCAGGACTACGAGAAGTACGTGTTTGAGAAGCCTGTGAACGATGGGCAGTACATCGTGGCTGCTGACTGGGCCAAGGAACAGGACTACACCGTCATCTCTGTGATCAGAGTGGACAGGCAGCCTCATCAGTTGGTGTGGTACATGCGGGTGAACCGCAGGCCGTACCCCATGATGATCAATTGGTTCAACGAAGTCATCATGGAGTACAACGCTGAGGCCATTCACGATGCCACAGGGCTGGGGAACGTGGTCAATGACTACATCGACATGAGGGCACGCAAGTTCATCATGACGGGTGAGAAGCGCGCCAACATGCTCACAGAGTACGTAGGAGCCATTGAGCGGGGGTATTTCAAACTCCCCAGAGTTCAAACCCTGTACACAGCACACAAGTACTGCCGTACAGGTGACCTGTACTCCAACAGCAAGGACTACCACCTCCCTGATGAGGTGTGCTCCCTGGCACTGGCATGGCACGCAGGTAAGCAGTACTCAGGGTATGGGGAAGCCATTACTGTCCCCCGTAGCAATGCCCCAGGGCGCTATGAGAAGAACTTCACCATGCCCAACAAGGATCAGCCTGACAGCATCTACTCCCCTGCTGTGGAGGGAGAGGTGCGTATGAAGGACGCACCTGTGGACGGCGAGATTAATCTGTTGGTATGACGACGTTCATCGCAATCCAGCAGTTGACCTTACATGGGAATACGTACACTGCGGGTCAGGTAATCGCTGATGAGGATGTTCCCACAACAACACTTCGCAGGTTCATCGACAGAGGTCTGATCGAAGCAATTGGCGATTCCGCTAGTAGCGTTGCAAGGTCTGATACTGCGTACACCTCAGCATCTCTTGCCGCTAATGCTCAAGAGTCGGGGGTAATCACCCTCGCGAAGACCTTCATGGTGCTGAGTGTGACGACCAACTATCCCGCGCGTGTGCGCCTATACACAGACATCGAGTCCAGGGATGCTGATGCAGCACGGGCTATTGGTACTGATCCCACAGGCAATCATGGCCTGATCATGGATTTGGTCACTACTTCTGAAGACCTGACATGGAAGCACTTGTGTGTGGCTGGCTCTGTATTCGATGAGACTACGAGTTGCCCGATCATCGTGACGAACCTTGACTCTGAGGCACGAAGTATCGAGGCGACAATCAACTGGATTTCGATGGAGGCCTGACATGGCTACTACAACTACGACTGTCACCATGCCGATCTATGCGGTTGGAGACGCTGGTTTTCGTTTGTGGGGCAAGGCATGGCATGACGCGATGATCGCCGCTGGGTGTACTCAGGTTTTCAGCGATATCGACCTGGACACCATGATCATGCCTACGACTTCTGGGCAGATGGTGACCGGAAGTCGTATCTACTCGTTTGACGACAGCCTGCACGCCACACACCCGCTGTTCGTCAAGTTGGAGTGGGGTCGCGGTAACTCGTCACAGCCCACTAATGGATTTAAGTTGCAGATTTCTATTGGGTGGCAGCATGACAGCGGTGTACTGGCAGGCGATGTGTTCTCACAGTTCTTAGCGACTCACCGGGAGTTGACTGAGATTGGTGAGATCGTTGTCACTCGCTACGATGCTGGTATCAGCCTGTGGACGAATACAACTAGTACGTCAACGGCTGGGTTCTTAATCGAGCGCACTAGTTTGAGCGGGACTGTTGTGGGTGATGGCGTTTCGCAACTGGTATTCGGTACTGATGTGAACGCAGTCGCCGCTACAGGCTTAAACGTTGCGGGGAGATGCGCTGATCATCTTGTGCACAACGTGTGGGGCAGCAATGTGCTTTCTGGCTATGATGCGCCCATTATGGCTGGGTACAGCACTTCTCCCGACGCTGACGGTAAGGTTCCGCTGTATCCTTTCTTTTCCTATGGAGCGTATGACCCGCTACGTGGTGTGGTTGGGGTTAGTACTGCCGCTGTGGGAGCGAACAAGCGATTCACTGGAAGTTTTAATGGGGTGGATGGAACGTATCGCACAGTCCCTGGCTCATATTCCGCACTTGGGAACGGGAACAGGCTAACTTTCCTGGTGGAAGACATTTAACATGGCTGCCCCGGTTCCTGAAGACCTGACCGTAACAGGGTTTGTTTTTGCATATGCCGTAGCCAATACGCGTGATGGTGTGGTTGGGGGAGCAGCATCAACTCCGCGACCTATTCCTACCACTGGGCTGATTTGGCCCCGTCTTGACGCACTGAAGGAGTCCTGATGGCTATTACTCTCGTCAGCAAGGCTGTCCCTGGTGGGCTGGCTGCCAATGATGCGGGATTCCGCTCTCTGGGAGCGGCAGTCATGGGTGTGTTTGACGACCTTGGGTACACCAGCGTGTACGACACGATGGACTGGAATACCGCTACATACCCAGGCGTCAACTCCACGTATGTCGGGAAGAAGGTCTATCGTTTCGATGATGAACTCAGCCCCACGCAGGAGGTCTACTTCTCTGTAGAAGTTGGGCAAGGTACTTCTAGTACTGCTGCTATTGGGTATCGAGTGCGCTTTGTAGTGGGCACCACACATGCTGATGGGACCATTGGGGGACAGGTCCAGACACACTACATTGGCATAGGGTCTACGACGACTCTTGAGGGGGAGATCGTAGGAGTACGCACTGAGGCTGGCTTCACCATCTTCTCCAACATGCCCTATACGGGTAGTTACGCGGGTCAGTGGGAATTCTGTGCTGAGCGTCTACGTATTGACGGTGAGCCAACCGTCGATGGGTTGGTGACGTTTACTTGTGGTACAGGCGCTGATTCCTCTGGCACTAACGGCACACCCCAATGTCAAGCGTCGAACTTCGCGTTGAGCACTGTATATACGGCCAATACAACAGGGTGGAACTGTATGCCAATGGCAGTCCGTATGACAGACAACATTCTGATTGATTACAAATGTCCTGTGTTCCCCATCTACACATTCGGGAAGTATGACCCGTTTTTGGGAGTCATCCTTACGACGCGCTCTGTGCCTGATCTGTCTGTGTTCTCCGCGAAGGTTGATGGGGTGACGCACACATACCGCTCATCCTCGATGAACTCAGGTGTTGATGGTTATCAAAGTGCTGGTAACGTCCGTCCCGCGTTCTTGGTGGCATGATGGCTGCTCCTGCGTACACAACGACAAGTATCGTGGGCAATGGTCCTAGCGCGATCAGTGAGCCAGATGTACAGGAAGGGCAGATTGCGCCTCTTTACGGGCTGATCTGGCCTCGCAAAGCGTAGGTGCGCATGAAGGATGTACCTGTGGACGGGGAGATTAACCTACTGGTATGAACGTGAGTGCTTTTGGGGTAGTGCATAAGTCCCAATACCTCAAAGGTGTGTACAAGCCCATCACGCAGTCGTATGGAGGGCGCACGTTCCCAGATATGGATGTCGTGACTTCCCTGCGCGCACGACTCAAGGGCGTTCCCATGTTCCACGGGGGTAATAAGGGCAGAGTGCGTCGCTTGGCACAGGGCAAGAGTGTAGATGTACGCAACCCTGATGGAGATGGACCCAAGAACGCCCTGTTCATGACTCCCAGCAAGAAGATGGCTGAGGGCTACGCCACTGCGGGGAGAACCCCTGAGAACTTCGCTCGTCAGGGTGGCTACGCCATGAACAAGCATCTGACTTCACGTGGTGGTGCAGGCAAGGTTGCTCAGTTCGACATGAAGGGCGTATGGCCCAAGAGCGTTGAGGGTGGCGGGACTAAGGTCGGCTATGACCTTGCTGATGCTAAAGGCAGAGTAGTCAACGTAACGGGGAAGAAGCCACATAGGGCAGGCGACGCAGCACGCAGGATGGCAAGTGCTGCTGAACATGACTCTGGCGTCCTTGCTGATCGTGCTGCTCTACGCGCGAAGATGAAGGAAGACCCCACTCTTCGCGGCAGACTTAAGCACATCCCAGGATCAGTAGACATGGACACATATCGCTTGTCTCTGCGTGCTACTGAACCTCTTAAGCGCAGTACACAGAAGATTGAGCGCTCACACGCAACACGCTGGGGAGGAATGTCCTCTGGCCCCAAGATGCGTAGGCCCAAGTGGAAGTTGCGCCGTAGTCTGTTCAAGGACACCGACACTCAGTTGACAGTACCCGTGACGCGATGACCTTGTAGGTTCTGATTCTCGTTGACGTTCTCAGTATTCTGGCTGTATGAGTCAAAGCGCCTTTGGTGTTGAGCACACCAAAATCTCCAAGCGTAAGAAGGATGACGCGAAGAATAGCGCGTTGACTGCTGGTGGGGGCGTTGTTGCTGCGACAGGTCTATTGGGTGGAGGAATCCCCGGCGTTCACTCCAAGCATGAGATGCTTGCTGGGGCTATGGACAAGGACGCTCCCTGGCAACGTAGGGCTGGTGCTGCTCTAGCCTCTATGCGCGGGGGAGTCTTCGGATACCGCACTGACGCGCATCAGAAGACCTTGCAGCGCAAGGTCAACGATTACCACTACTACAAGGGAAAGCCTGCTACGCGTAAGCAGATGTACCTACGTGGGCGTGACGCAGGCAAGATCGAGCCTGAGCGTCAAGTGATCAGGCACCTCAAGCGTGGGCGTAAGTTGTCCAACGCGCTTCTTATCGGTGGTGGGGCAGCCGCTGTGCATGGGGTGAATCAGATGCGTGAGAAGAACCCTGTGCCCAAGAACCTGCGCTATGAGTTCGGTAAGGCCGAGAAGAGCGACAGGTTCTATGGAGCACTTGCTGGTGGTGGAGGGGCTGCCGCAGGGGCTTCTATGATCGCTGAGGGTGTGATGCGGGGGCAGCAGAAGCGCTGGTCGCGTAAGAAGGATGCTGCTCTGGGTGAAGCAGAGAAGATCACCCCGCGCGTGAAGACCACTACTCCTAGCCCTGATATTGAGAATGACGCCAATAAGTTCTTCGCTGGTAAGTCCAAGAAAGACGCTTTTGAGACTGGTGTGCAGCGAGGACATGCTACTCAGCACAAGTACTTCGCTCACACCTATGGGAAGAACGCCAAGTACGCGCGTATGGTGCGTAATCCTGCCCTGATCGTGGGTGGAGTAGGGGCGGCAGGACTTGGTATCTCACACATGGACAAGAGTAAACTCAAGCGTCCACGCAAGAAGTAAGCGCTAGTTCGCGTTGACCAGTCTCGTATCCTGAGGACATGATCAGCGCGTTTGGTGTAGAACATGGTGAGATCAGTAAGGGACTTCCCTCTGCGTTGAGGCAGGCTGGGGGTCCGTTGCGTTATGGCGCGTTGAAGCCCAACAGCACTGCGGCCAAGTACATACAGGGACGTAAGGGCGCTAACGCAATGGGACAGCGCGCGGCGAGATCATATGCGATATCTGCTAACCAGACCAACAACCCTGGTCTGAAGATGAACACGATGATTCGTGGACAGAATGCTTCGCAGGCTGGTAGTGATCTTAAGAACAAATCGCGTGTCGCTTTGACCAACCGCGAACGTGGCTGGCAGTAAGATGCCAGAACAGGTGGAGAAGAGCGCCTTCGGAGTTGTGCATAAGAGTCTTTCCCCTCACCAGACTGCTATCAAGGTAGCCACCAAGCAGGCGCGTATGGGCAAGATGAAGGTCTCTGATGCTCAGATCAGTGCTGATTGGGCGCAGAAACAGATGGACAGGGCTGCGGTGAAGAAGTCCTTCGTCAACTTCAGTGGTAAGGCTGTACCCATCTCGCAGTTGAGTCGTGTAGGGCGCATGAAGTTGAAGGCACGTATCAAGGCAGACAAGATGTCTCGCGCCAAGACAGGTAAGACTGTGGGCGGGAACATTGCTGCTGCTCAGAGCAAAGTGCAGCACAACGTCTGGGATGAGCGCCTACGCGTGGGGCGTGAGGCCAGTGAGCGCAGTAGGCCTAGTGGTCTGAAGAACATCAACTTCGACAGGGGTGTATCGCAGGGCACTAAGGACGCCACTCGTGCTGCCTTCCCCAAAGGCACGAAGAAGAAGGTCACTGTCACTGAGGAACTCCCTGGTGGGCAGCGCAGTGTAGGCGGGATGATGGCCGCAGGTATGGCTACCAGCACTCCCAACAAGGCTGGATTCCGCACCATTCACATCAACCAGCCTGTGACCTCTGTGTCCACCCCTGCTGAGAAGGCTCACTTCGTGGCGCATGAGTACGCGCATGTGACCCCGCGCAGGGGCGCTAACCCTGGTCGCATCAACACTGGCAAGCGCAGTATGCGTGAAGAGGGACGCGCAGACACGATGGGAGCCAAGACCACAGGGCAGAAGGGTACTGTCATCCCTGGTGGTTATGACGGTATGGCTGCCAAGCAGGTAGGACAACTACCCGCAAAGGGTGTGCGCGGGGCTATTGGTCGTATGTTGAAGCCCAACATGGGTGAGTACACCAAGATGCGCGCCAAGTTGGGTAAGCCTGTGGATACCTCTATTCGTGCTGATATCACCCGCGCGAAGACGCAGGTACGCAGTGCAAGAAAGGCAATCAGTGATCAGATGGAAGCAAAGCGTAACCCTCCACTGCGCCTGAAGACTCCTGAGATCAGGATCGGCGGCAACAGATGAGCGATGTCAGTGCCTTCGGCGTTATTCACAAGAGCACGCGTCAAGAGCGCGCGAACAGGCGCGCTGCCACAGGCGTAGGTATTGGCACTACTGCTGGTGCTGCCACGATGGGTGGTCTGTACACCCACCGGAACTATCGCCACTACAAGGGCCAAGTGAAGCGTGCCTGGGATCGCAGCGAGAATCGCAAGGCGTTTGACGTAGATATGGAGAATCTACGCCGTCAAGCCGATTGGCAACTATCAGGTGGGTACAGGCGCACAAAGACCTGGGTTCCTGGGAGCACTGGGGAGAAGTTCGAATCGCCCAAGCAGCAGGAACGCGTACGTAGACTGCGTGATCTTGCCAATCATTCCTCGTCCAAGGGGACGCCTGAGGGAGATGCTGCGGAACGTAAGTTGCGGGGCATGGGCTTCGATTCCAAGCCCAAGCATGAGAGTCCTGGCGGGTGGCAGTACAAGGAAGAGCGTGTACCTCGCCCAGAGAACCTCAGGTATGACCGCAAGCCTTGGAAAAGCCCAGGGGTGAAGACATTGCTGCGCAACAGCACCAAGTTGCGTGGGTTCAAGAGCAGCCTTGGCGTATCGATGGGCACAGGGGCTGTTGCGGGACTCTACGGTGGGCTTATTGGTGGTGTGCGCTACCACCAGAAGAAGGAAGGCATCGGCCCTTACGGGAAGAAGAAGCGATGAGCAAGAAGCCTGAGATCACTGGGCCTCGTATGCAGGCGCTTGATCTCAACACAGATGAGTGTGTGGAGTGGCCGGGAGCCATGCGCGAGGGCTACGGCGTGAAGAAGATGGGTTCCACCACCATCAACGCTCACAGGTGGGTGTATGAGCAGGCCACGGGGAAGAAGATTCCCAAGGGGATGGCTGTTGACCACATCTGCCGCAACCGTAAGTGCGTGAACCCCAAGCACTTAGAGGTGACCACTCACTCTGAGAACAAGAAGCGCGCGTGGGGTGCCAAGAGCGGGTCGTACAAGCACAAGTACTACAAGGGCGAGCCTGTATCCAAGTCAGCCTTTGGCGTGGAGCATGGCGTTTAGAGTCGCTGCCTACATCATGTTTGTAGCGACGATTCTGTACTTTCATCGTTATTGAGGGTGATGGTTGCCCCCGGCACGCCATAGACCTTGGTCGCAGTGATTCTGGTGATCCTGCTGTCATCTCTGATGATCCCCGCTTGTGTGAGGGCATCTCCCACTGCACGAATCAACTTATCCAGATCAGGTTTAGCGGTGTATTGCGTAGGAGCCTTCTCTTTGAGGACAAGGGCGTTCTTGCCTGTCCCGAAGTGATGCTTGGGGCGGGGGAATCTGAACTCCACAGTCATGTGGACAGGCCTGTCGATAGGTTCGCCCTGATGGTGATTGGTAGCCGCCACTCCAATGGCCTTACGCCAGATACGTAGTTTGTTGGCGTTGGTTTCGACAAGCCGCCCGTTGAAGATGTTCTTAGACCCTTGGGGGATGGGAATCCCTGGTACGTTGAGCGTCACCATGAATGTTGACTCTATATGAAAGACTTGTGACGTGGCAGCAGATAGTTACGAGGGTGGCGACGACCTCACTCTAGGCAACGTAAAGCGTGATGCTGGCCCGATGATGGAGTTGGGTGCTTCTGGTCTGAAGCGCTCTGCGGGGTACGTCAACGAAGAGTTCCTCCCCGCGCTACGCGGTAGGAAGGCCATTCAGGTCTTCCGCGAGATGAGCGAGAACGACCCCATCGTGGGTGCGTTGCTCTTCGCTGTGGACCGTCTGCTGCGCCAGATCGAGTGGCGTGTGGAGCCTGCCAGCCAGAAGCCTGAGGACAAGCAGGTTGCTGAGTTCATCGAGTCCTGCATGGATGACATGTCACACACCTGGGATGAGTTCATCTCCGAGGTGCTGACCATGCTCCCCTACGGGTGGAGTTGGCACGAGATCGTCTATAAGAAGCGCGTCGGCCCGTGGGAGAACGATCCCCGTAAGCGCTCCAAGCACAACGATGGCAAGATCGGCTGGCGCAAAATCCCTATTCGTTCCCAGGAAACTCTGCAACGGTGGGTCTTTGATGACACTGGCGGCATCAAAGGCATGGTGCAACTCGCGCCCCCGAAGTATGAGACAGTGCTGATCCCCATTGAGCGATCACTGCTGTTTCGTCCCTCCACGGTGAAGAACAGCCCTGAGGGACGCAGTTTCCTGCGGAACGCCTACCGCCCCTGGTACTACAAGAAGCGCCTGGAAGAGATCGAGGGTATTGGTATCGAGCGTGACCTTGCGGGTCTGCCTGTTGCCAAGGTGCCTCACGACTATCTCTCAGCAAAGAAGGGGTCTGAGAAGGCCAAGGTTGTTGATGCCTTCCGCAAGATGGTCCGTAGTGTGCGTCGGGATGAGCAGGAAGGTGTGGTCATCCCCACCCAATACGATCAGGACACCAAGCAGCCTCTCTTCGATTTCCAACTGCTGACATCAGGTGGTGGGCGAACATTCGACACCAACTCCATCATTCAGCGCTATGAGCAGCGGATTCTGATGACAGTGCTGGCCGACTTCATCATGGTGGGCCATGAGGGCACTGGTTCGTATGCCCTACATACTGACAAGACAGGGTTGTTCAGGGCCAGTATCAACAGCATCTCGCAAGCCATTGCAGATGTGTTAAACCGATTTGCCATTCCTCGTCTGCTGGCGATCAACGGCATGAAGGTCAACGAGTTCCCACAGTTCGTGCCGGGAGATGTCGATCCTCCTGACCTCAACCAGTTGTCCTCGTTCATGGGGCAGATGGCAAGCGCGGGTGTGCAATGGTTCCCAGACCCCGAGTTGGAGAAGTTCATCCGGCAGGCTGCGCGCCTACCCAAGTTGGACGAGACCAAGGAACAGGTCTTGGAGACCGAGAAGCGCCAAGCCGAGGTCATGCGGATCGCTCAGCAGCGCATGGAAGCCCTGCAACTACAGCAGCAGGCCGCTCAGGGCATGGAGCAGATGAAGCAGGCTCAACTTGCTACCGAGCAGCAGAAGATGGGCGTGGAGCAGCAGGCCCGAAGGCAGCCTCTGGAAGAAGAGCAGGCTGCCATGCAGACAGCGCAGCAGCGTATGCAGACCGAGCATCAGGCCGCGCGTATGCCGCATGAGCAGGCGCAGACAGAGATGCAGACCGAGCAGCAGCGCATCGGTCTTGAGCGCGAGTCCACGCATGGTATGAAGCAGCAGGAGATGCAGACGCGCCAGCAGGAGTTGAGCGTCAAGGAGCAGGAAGAGTTGCAACGCATGACTCCTGAGCAAAGGGCGAAGTTGAATCAGAAGCCTGCTTCCAAGAAGTAACTAGCCCTCAGCAGTACCATCTGCTTATAGGAGGAAGTATGCGCGCTGAGCACTTGACGCCAGAGTTTTTCGGGTCTGACGACCCAAACTTCAACCTTGAGGCCGCTATTGCTGCGTACTCCTGGGTGATGCGAGAAGAAGAGCCTGTTGCGAAGTTCGTGCTGGGCGATGTGGCGTCCAACGTCGTTTACGAAGAAGTGCAGAAGAACCACGACGGGTTTTCTGCCTATATCCGCAAGCAGGCCGAAGAGCGCAAGGAACTTGTGAAGAAGACCCTTGCGCGCGCGGTTATGGAAGGCTCCATGAGTGACGAGGCCTTGCAAGAGGCCATCGACGCGATGGAAGTCATCTCCAAGGCGTATAAGTGGGACGAGAACAAGCATGACCGGGACAGGCTTGGTCGATTTGCCCCTATGGGTCGTACTACTCCTACGTATCCCAAGCGCAAGGCATCAGCGGCGCTTAAGGGAACTACTGGAATTCAAGACAATCGTCTTCGCCAAAAGGCGCAAAGCGCCAATCTTGATGCGAACGACGCTAAGGAATTCGAAGCAGCCTATATGCAGGTTCAGCGCGATATGGCTCAACTTGGCATTAACGCGCGCAACCCAGCAGACGCTGTAATCAGGTTCCAGTTGTCGAACGGCGCGCAGGACACCATTAGCCGTGTCGGTGTGACATCTGTTGATAACATTGTGGGAGCGCCAGACTTCGACGCCAAAGACAAGAAGATCATAGATGTTGAGTTCTATGAGACTGGTCCTAAGGTCAAAGTTGGCGGCAACAAGGTTGCTTCGTATGGAGAGGGCGCACCTATGGCGCTCGCTAACTATGGAGCGCTTGATCCTGCGTCTGTTGCTGCGTGGAAGGGCATCACCACTGCACAGATGATGCAGATGCAGAACGACCCCGAGTTGACTGGTGCTACTCGCGGTATGCGCAATGTGGGCAACGCTGCGGCACTCGCTGACTCTTTGGGTGTTGGTGAAACGAACCCGAAGATGAAGGCTGCTCTGGCTGCCGGAAAACTTGTCGGGGACATGGGTCCTGAGGCTGAAAAGGTCATTGGACCCGGTATTCGACGCGCTGCGTATCGTTACCGGGGAACTGAGCGGCCCAAGCCTGACAAGGACATCATGATGGCCCGAGATGCCACATTGCGCCCTATTGCTCAGACAGGAACTCTGAACGCTGATACTGTGCGTGCTGCTATTACTACTCCGCGTCCTGTGGAGGGTACTGACGAGACCTACGGCTCTCCGCTGATTCGGGCGATGCAGAACCGTCTACCAGACCCCACGCTGGTCGATCTGCACGCGAGTTCTGGTCGGATCACTCCTTCCGAGGGGATTCTGTTGGATGCGCAGGGGAACATCCAATCGCAGGCGGTAGGTAACGCTGACGACCACTACCTTCCCTTCAACCTTCGTAAGATCAGTAATGCGCGGGGTGGATCGTACATTCGCACGCGCGCATTGGGTGGTCCTACCACTGAGGACATCTACACCGGACTGATGGCTGGCCTGGACTCCATGACCGTGGTGTCCAACTCTGGCGTCTACACGATCAACTTCGATCAGTCATTCAAGGGTGGCCGTCGCTACAACGACAAGGCGCTGCGTATGCAGTTGCGCTATGGGCAACTTGTGGATGCGGTGGAGTCCAAGAAGGTGCAGTTGGACGCCATCCCTGCTGATCGTAAACGGGAGTTGCGTCAACAGGTCGCTGAGGAAATGCCTGGGGACACTGAAGAAGTCATGGAACAGCGCAAGCAGCGCTACGCCGAACTTCAAAATGCTGAGAAGCAGAACCCCACACCTTCGCAGAAGCAGATCACGGAATGGGAAGACGAGTTCCGCGAGCAACAGGCTGAGAAGTGGTCGAACTCTCCTGCGGGTGAGATGACCTGGGCACAGGTCAAGGCGCAGGCTTCTTTGCAGGCCAATCGCTCTCTGGACGACTCTGAGGCGATTGACGAACTCGGTCTGCGCGATGAGATGGATCAGTTCCTTGAGAACAAGCGTGAGCAGTACGCCTACGACAAGGGGCCGCTTGCTCTGAACGGCACGGGCTACCACAAGGCTCTGCTCGCCATGAAGGAGCAGTTCCCGTACTACATCAAGGATGTCACCTTCATCCCGGCTGGTAACAACCGCACAGACCTGGGTTACATCAAGCCGCGTCACATCCGGCCTGAGAAGGCGATGTCTGGGTACTTTGACCCATCCATTGAAGGTGTGCCGTACTACGGTCCTGACGGTGAGCCGACTGGTAAGCGGCGCGCTGACATGGATTACTACGCCAATGCTGCTGCCTATCAGCGAATGGGAGAGCACGGCATCAAGAGGGCTACTTATCGGGGTGCTTATCCGAAGAAGAGTAAGCCCAAGGAGGGCGGAGGAAACCCTAATGTGGGGCCATCGGCCCCCGCTTCCGCTGGTGGTGGTACTGGAACTACTGCGTCTGTTATCACCCCTGGAACTGCTACAAACGGTTTTTACAAGGGCTTCCAGCAGAACCCGCGTCTGAAGACTGCCAGCGAAGGTACGCCGTACCAGAAGGCGATGGCAGCGGTGAAGATGCGGCAGAAGATTCGCGGTATCGACAAGTTGAATTACCGCGATTCCACAGGTACTCCGCGCCACATCTACGTCAACACGGACAACAACTCGCTGCGTGACCTGTCGCACCTGATGGGTGTGAACGCTGCGAACATGTCTGACGACCAGTTCCTTGAGCGCATGATGAGCGATCAAGCATTCGCTGATCAAGTGAATAACGAAATCGTTTCTCTCAATGGGAAGTCTGGTAGTTCTGGATGGGAAGGCGCGCTGTCGCACACCATCCAGAATGAGATGAAGTTCTTCGTGGGAGAGACCTACGACAACCCCACATCTCCGCAGATTCTGGTCAATCGTCTGGTGACCAGGGACAAGAAGATGTACGACTTCACGCAGCCTGCTCGTCGCATTGATGGGCGCAACTATCTGCCTGGGCAGCCGAAGAACGTCTATGAGGCTGCCTGGAAGGCTGACTCTGATATCTCTCGCTTCACGGCACAGTCCAGCAAGCGGTTCGGGTACAACATGGGTCTGGGGCAAGACCCGAAGGTGTTCAATGGCATCACTGCACAGTTCGGTCAGTCCATGCAGAACGGTCTGAACTACGTCGATCAGTGGCGTAGGCAGGCCAAGGAGTTCGGTGGAGCGCGGAACATCCCCGACAAGACAGTGGTGGAGTACGGAGGAAAGAAGTACTCCGCGTTCTCTGCCAATGACCTTGAGCGAGACATCTCGCAGGATGCTCTGGCGCTGTCGAAGATGAAGCAGTTGAAGGCTCAGTACGACGAGGGCAACAACGGCGACATTAAGTCGATTGCTCAGGATGTCAAGGAGAAGACCGGGGCTAAGACCATCTCCATTGACGCCAACCTCAAGGACCCAGAGCGCCAGAAGGACATTCAGGAGCGTGGTCTGGTCTCTGATCGTTCGCGTCGTACGGAGTACTTGGACAAGTCCAAGAAGACTCTGGATGGGATGACAGGGCTGGAAAGCGTCAAGGGCCAGGTCAATACCCTGATCGATGAAGCCAAGGTCAACGAGAAGCGTAAGGAAGCGGGTCTTCCGGTCAAGCAGAGTACCAACCACTTGATCTTCACAGGTGCTCCTGGCACGGGTAAGACCACTGTCGCGCGTGCTTTGGGCGATGCCTACTACGGCATGGGGATCACGAAGAAGCCAGAAGTCGTGGCAGTGTCGCGTGCTGATCTGGTCGGTGAGTACCAGGGAGAGACCTCAAAGAAGACCAGAACTGTCTTCGACAAGGCCAAGGGTGGGGTGCTGTTCATCGATGAGGCGTACTCGTTGGTGTCGTCCTCCGGTGACCAGTACGGGTTCGAAGCGCTCGATGAACTCATGCAGTTCGCAGAGAACAACCGCGAGGACACGGTGGTGATCCTGGCTGGCTACCCAGACTCGATGGAAAACTTGCTGGAAGCCAACCCCGGTATGAAGTCGCGTTTCCCGAAGACGATCTCCTTCCCGAACTACTCAGCGGATGAGATCAACCAGATTCAGGGAGAGATGCTCTCTGGCATGGAGTATGCATTGGAGCCTGCGGCTCAGAAGCAGGTAACTGCAATGGCAGGGAAGATCGTGAGCCTGCCCAACTACTCCAATGCTCGTGACGCGCGTAACTTCAATGACTCTCTGCGCCGTGCTCACGCGCGTAGAATCAGTCGTCTGCCAGAAGACAAGTTGACTGAGACAGCGTTGAAGACAATCACCGCTGACGACGTTGACAACGCATCAAAGGAATTCTTGGGTACGAGAACGGGCACCTGATGAAAGTAGAGGTTCGATCCTCACAAGAGAGCGCTGACCGCGACCCTCATCAGGAGCGTGTGCGCAAGCGGCTGAGCGTCAACTTCCTTGTGTACCGGAACATGATCTCCAAGCACCTTCTGGACAACCCGAACAAGAAGGTCACCAAAGAAGCCCTGAAGGAGATGCATCGGGACTTCGCTGGGTATTGGCATGACATGTTCGACCCTGACATTGCCGCAGGCATGGGCGCTGATGAAGAGTTCATCAAAGCCGTAGTGGGCAAGTACTCAGGTGATCTGGCAGATCAGGTCAATGATGTCTCTGACAAGGCATTCATCGAGGGGTACAACGCTGCGCTGAACAAGGGCTGGGACAAGGCTGTGGCGTGGGAGCGTATCTCCGAGACCTACGGTGTGGACCCCGCGCAGATGAGGTCGTGGGTGCTGTACTACCCAGAAGGGGGATACCACCCCGAGAAGATTCCGAAGAAGTCCAAAGAGCAATCAGAGAAGTTACTCTATGAGCGCGCCAATCGGATCGCCACACATGAGGCGTGGAGCCTGAAGCAACTTGGCAAGCAGGCTGAGTGGACGCAGAAGATCATGAAGGGCGATCTTCCTCAGGGCACGAAGAAGATTTGGGTGACGGCCAAGGATGAGTTGGTCTGTCCAGTGTGTGCGCCGATGGACAACATCGTTGCTGATGTCAACGATCAGTTCAAAACCACTGCGGGGAAGTTCTTCACACCTCCGGTTCACATCAATTGCCGTTGTGAGATTTACCTTCAGTTCGATGTGGTTGCCAAGTCGATTGGTGATGACAGATGGAACCGCGATCTAAGAGGTCGCTTCTCCCGGTTTGAGCAGCGCTCTGCTCTTCCTACTAAGACGCGTGGGCGCAAGTTGGAAGAGAAGACTGAGCAGCAGTCCAAGTTGTACGTCGTCCCGTGGAACTCCACGCAGGAGCGCCCTGGGAAGACGAAAGAAGAGCCGAAGGCTGAGGTCAAAGCCAAAGTAAAGTCAGAAGCCAAGACAGAGGCCAAGACTGAGGCGAATACCAATCGCAAGACCGCTCAGCAGTCGAAGAACGACATCAAACTTCTCTCGCTGAACTCAGACGTAGACCGATTGATTGGCGCTGATCAACTCAAAGACGCTGTGGGCTTCTTTGCTGACACTCACTATATCGATGATCAGGTCTTCGTATTGGAACGCAAGACGCTCGATGACGGTACTGACATCGAAGAACTTCTCAGTCGTGCAGACTCTGAGCAGAAGAGTTACAAGGGAGCGTTTGGCGATCCTCCCGCACATTTCTACGTAGTGAATGGACAACGCGACGCAGAGATGCGCGTAGAGGGGAAGCCTGCGAACTACGTCGTGACGGAGACAGTGGAGTACGCAGAGGGTGATCTGATCGACCCAGACCTCGCAGAATTGTACGGGTTGGGCCGATACAGCCCTGGTAATCAGGAGAACGTAGAGGTTCGTCCAGATTTGGAAGAGGGGTACTTCGCAATGCCCCGTGACATCACCGTGAGCAGGGTCATGCCGTTCACAGATGTCATGAAAGAGCGCACAACCGGATATTGATCGATGGCCTTAGGATGATGTTATGAGCCTTCTGAACGATCTTGCGTCCTTCATTTACGAAGGAATTGACGAGCAGGAACTCGTCAGCAAGTTGCAGGACCCTTCTGAAGTCCACGTCAATCAGCCGTTGAAGGTTAAGAAACAGCCTTCTCCTGCGATGAAGGAGTACAAGAAAAAGCGCCGTGAGGTCGATGTTGGTCTTGCGAACAACGCTTTTGGTGCTGCGGCGGGTGCGCTGGGTACCAAGTTGGCTCTGGATCAGGCGCGTCACATCAACCCTGATGACATGACCATTAACCAACCTCCGAAGGTCTCTCGCACAGGTAAGTTCCTCAAGAAGATCGGTGTCAACCCGAAGGTTGCCATCGGTGCTGCGGGTACGGCATTGGTTGGGTCGCAATTGCTAAACGCAGGACTGGACGCACAAAGCGCGCAGTACTTCGCCCGTGAACGCACCAAGTTGAAGAAGCCGAAGGAAGCCGTCAAGAAGGCGTGCGACGAAATCATTGAGAAGCGTCGCAATGGTGAGATCACCACTGAAGAGGCGATTGAACTCATCAACAAGGCTGTGGACACCGAAGAAGTCGTTGAAGAGGCTGTCGAAGAGTCGCGTTTCACTGTAGAGCCTGTGCGCGAGGTTAATATCAACCCCGCCAAGTACGAGTTCGACGGTGAGATTAAGAAGTCTGATAGTGAAAAGCGTCAGGTCTTCGGTTGGTGCTCGCTGTCAAAGGTCGATGGGGTGGATGTCGTAGACCGTCAAGGTGACTACGTTCCCATCGATGAGATGGAGAAAAGTGCGTACCACTACGTTGTCAACTCGCGCAAGGTTGGCGATATGCATCAGCGAGTCAG